TAGAGGATTTTATTGAAGATATGAAAAAAGTATTCCCAACATTGGGAGATGACTGGGGGATTTATATACCCGAGGTAAAATATCTTTCACCAGAACCACTAGTAAATTATAAAGATCTTAGTTTAACTAAGTATTTTAACGTACATTTTGTAGGTGATGCTTTAAGCGCTCGTGGTATTACAGTATCAGGTGCTCAAGCAATTTATGTAGCAGAAAATTTAATTAAGTAATATGAAAATAGGATTTTGTGGAACAATGAGTGTAGGTAAAACTACATTAGTTAATACTTTAAAAGAACTACCAGAATTTAAAGAATATGAATTTAAAACAGAACGTTCAAAATATTTACGTGATTTAGGCATCCCATTAAATACAGATTCAACATTAAAAGGTCAATTTGTATTTTTAGCTGAACGTGCCTCTGAATTATTTCATAGTAATATCATTACTGATAGAACAGTTGTAGATGTTATGGCTTTTACACGTTTAGCTGAATCAATACCATATTACATAGCAGATGAAATTTGTCAAGCAGCATCACATTTAATTAAAGAATATGATTACATATTTTACATTTCACCTAAAGGGGTAGAAATTGAGGATAATGGTGTTAGAACAACAGATGCAGAATATAGAAAAGATGTTGACAAAGAAATTAAAAATTTATTAAATAAATATGGTCATAAAAATCAAAGAATAGTTAAATTAACGGGTAGTGTTGAGGAAAGAGTACAAAAAGTTAAACAGACGTTATTTTCATAATATTTATAAATAAAAATATACTAAAATGAAAAAAACCCGTTTACTCGAAATAGTACGTGAAGAAATTGCTTCTGCGTTAAATGAAATTCCTGATTTTGGAGGACAATTAGATCAAGGGGTAGCAACAAAATATGGTAAAGAAGATACTTTACAAAATGCAGTTGATGCTATTGTTGATGAAACTCTTGCAGATATGGGTGTTACGCTTGAAGATCTTAAAAAAGATGAAGCTAAAGCAACTGAAGCTCTTACTAGTATTAGAGAAAAAGTTTTAGGAGCTAAAAGAAAAGGAATTTCTCAAGATCCTAGAGTTGTAAAAGCTCTTGACAAACAACAGGATGTTGAAGTTGATAAATTTGGGGCTATTAGTGGAAAAGATTTACAAGCTAATCAAACAAACAATGCTATTAAAAAAGCTTTAGGTCTTATTGCTCCTGATAAACGTGGTCCTAAAGCCGATCCAACTAAACCTAAAAAAGAAAAACCAGAATCAACAGGTAAAAGAGGAAGACCAGCAGGAACTAAAACAGCTACTCGCACACCAGGAGCTGATGGATTTGATGATGTGTCATATTCAGACGAAGAAGTAGAAGACACCTACTATAAAGATGAAGATGAAGATATTCTTGATACAGAAAAAGCCCCAGCAGGAGATGTTGAAATGGAAAAAGCTGCTAGAGGTAAAGATGAACTAGTTAAACAGTATAAATCTGAAGTTGAACCAGAATTAAAAAATAAAATTGCAAAAGCAAAAGAGGGAGATAAAGAAGCTATGGCTTGGTTAAAATCTAAACAAGATATTATTAAAAAATACAATCAAGCCAAACAAGTTAATATTTAATGGTAAAAGATAAATCCATAACTTTAAATGCATCGCACCTAATTTTAGGTGCGATCATTTTACTCCTGTTATGGTTATTACTTAAACCAACTAAAGTAGATTTATCAAAATATGATAAACAAAAACAAGAAATTGATAGTTTAAATAATGTATTAATAGATTTACAAAAACACCAATTTGAGTTAGATAAATCCATTTTATTTCATCAAAATAGAATAGATTCACTAAACAATGAAATAAGCAATACAAACAATGAAATAACAGATATACGTGCTTATTATGATAAGAAAATTAGAGATATTGGTAATTACACTCCTTCTCAGCTCAACGACTTTTTCGCAAAAAGATACAAGTAAAATTTGTTTCGATTACAAAACTGCCCAAAAGATTGCTACTGATTTAACTAAAGGAGACGCTGCAATAGAAGAGTTGAAAAAAACTCAAAAATTGGTTTTGCAACTAAATGAGACTATAGTTGAAAAAGATAGTGTCATAAATGATTATATTAAAAAAGATAGTACTTGTGTAAAACAAGTAGCTACTTTTAATGAACTAAAACAAAAACAAGCCAACATAATTACTGGTCTAGAAAAAGATGTTGAAAGCCTTAAAAGAGAAAACGAAAATTTAAAAACAGGAATTAAATGGGTTGGTGGAGGATTCGTGGGAGTATTAATCTCTTTACTTACATTATCATTAGTTAAGTAATATGGCTAACGAACTGAAACAAGCAATACGAGAAGAATATGTTAAATGTGCTGCATCACCAGCATATTTTATGAAAAAATATTGCTACATTCAGCATCCAAAACGTGGTCGAATTCAATTTAACTTATACCCATTTCAAGAACGTGTTTTAACATTATTTCAAGAAAATCCATATTCAATTGTTTTAAAATCTAGACAGTTAGGTATTTCTACATTATCTGCAGGATATTCTTTATGGTTGATGATGTTCCATCAAGACAAAAACGTACTTTGTATTGCAACTAAACAGGATACTGCTAAAAATATGGTTACAAAGGTTAAGTTTATGTACGAAAACTTACCTTCATGGTTGAAATTTCCAACCAAACCAGATGAAGCAAATAAGCTAACCCTTCGACTACCAAATGGATCTCAAATTAAAGCAACTTCAGCATCAAGTGATGCAGGTCGTTCAGAAGCAGTTTCTTTGCTACTAATAGATGAAGCAGCATTTATCCATAATATAGGTGAGATATGGGCCTCAGCTCAACAAACCTTAGCTACTGGTGGAGGTTGTATTGCATTATCTACACCTTATGGTACAGGTAACTGGTTCCATAAGACATGGATTGCATCAGAAATGGGTGAAAATAGCTTTTTACCTATTCGTTTACCTTGGAGTGTACACCCTGAAAGAGACCAAGCATGGAGAGATCAACAAGATGCTGATTTAGGACCTAAAATGGCAGCACAAGAATGTGATTGTGATTTTAGCACATCAGGTGATACTGTATTTTTACCAGATGAAATTGATTTTTACGAAAAAACATACATAAGAGAACCACTTGAAAAACGTGGAATTGATCAAAATCTATGGATTTGGGAACCAGCGGATTACTCGCGTAACTATTTAATTACAGCTGACGTTGCTAGAGGTGATGGAGCCGATTATTCTACGTTTCATATAATTGATATTGAGACATATAAACAAGTAGGTGAATATAAAGGACAAATTGGAACTAAAGATTTTGGACATTTACTTGTAGCAATAGCAACCGAATACAATAATGCATTACTAGCCCCAGAAAATTCTAGTATAGCTTGGTCAACTATTCAAACTATCCTTGATAGAGGGTATCATAATTTGTATTATTCACCTAAAGGAAATGCTTTAACAGTGGATAGCTATTTTGACCCATACATGGACCATAGTAAAATGACCCCCGGATTTACAATGTCTTCTGCTACTCGTCCAATATCAATTGGAAAGTTTCAAGAAGCTATTAGAGATAGAGGAGCAATTATTCAGTCTGCTAGACTAATAGAGGAAATGAAAGTATTTATATGGAGAAATGGTAGACCAGAAGCACAATCTGGATACAATGATGATTTAATTATGGGATTTTCTATAGCAGCATTTTTAAGAGAAACAGCATTTAAGCTAAGACAAAGCGGTATGGAAATGACCAAAAGTATGCTCAATAGCATAAGCACTAACCATCATGGATATTCTGGAGGTTATTCAAATCAACAACCAAATAAATACAATAATAACCCGTTTAAGATAGATAACCCTTACTCAAACGATCAAGAAGATATTTCTTGGTTAATATAAATCGATATGGCAGATACTAGATTATTTTCAAGATTAAAACGACTATTTTCAACAGATGTAATCATCCGTAATGAAGGTGGATCTCAACTTAAAGTAGTTGATATAAACAAAATCCAAGTTTCAGGTGAATATGAAACAAATGCTCTAGTAGATAGATTTAATAGGATTTACACTAATTCACACACATCAATACATGGATACCAAAGTAGTTTCAACTATCAAACATTACGCCCTACACTTTATTCTGAATATGACTCAATGGATACAGATGCTATTGTCGCCTCTGCTCTAGATATTATAGCTGATGAAAGTACTTTAC